GCTGTCATGGAAGAAGCGGTAATAAAGAAAAGCGACCAATGCACAAACACCAGTCGCTATCCCTATGGTTATGAAGTTGTATGTGGAAAGCGTCACGCCATTATCAAGTAAACTGAAATGTTCCCAATCGGTACGCATGAGCTGTCCCATGTTCAGTAGCAGGAGAACCGCTATGAACAGGAACAGAAGCGTACCCGCACAGAAGCGGTACACAAGGTTCTTGTCGCTGGCTCTGATACGCTTTCCCTTGTATTTCAAAATGTTCATAAACACCCTTTCTGGATATGGAAAAAGCGGTCAATCGTAAAGACTAACCGCTTCGTGTAATACTGAATATGAGATTGCTAAATTAGGAGTTGTTTATTTCTTCTTTTTCGGTTTTGGGGCTGGCAGTTCATCATACATTGCATGAAACAAGCCTGTCAAAAATTCCTTATTATCAACTTCATCTACCAACAACATCTCTTTTGCTCCCTCATAGGGTAATTCATACGGAGCTGTCGGCATATAACTAATTGCTGATTTTACTGGTTTAACAAGTAATCTATCATCATAGATACCGCCTACAATCTTGCCACGATAATAAATAATAAATTCTCCCATCATAGCTCGATAAGTAATTTCTTCTAACTCAGATAGCTGCCCTAAAATAAGCTCTAAGTATTCCTTGCTTGATGCCATATTTCCACCTCAAATTCCTATTTGATTCTCCCATTATAACATCTCACTACATCTCCTTCAACGTAAAGCTCACCGTCCACAATCCCTTATAACTGGTATCCTTTTTCAGCTTCGCTTTATACCCAGTCACATACATCTCAGACAGTTTCAGCTCCGATGTCTCCACATCAAAATACTGCACGCTGATCTTATCCAGTTTCGCATACCCTGCCAGCTTCTTAAGCCACTTCGCCGTAACAGAAAACGACACCGGGATCTGCACAACACCATGCCGCACCACATCCCTCTGCGTCGTCCCTGCCTCCGTCTCACCACCGGAATCCGCTTCCACATCCTCCAGCTCCACCTCATAAGAATCCGGAAGCGGCAGGTTCTCCCCGTCAAACACAAGATACTGAAAAAAAGCCATCCTATCTACCTCCGCTCCTCAGACTCATTCTCTGCTGTGCCGTCACGATCACCTCATCCAGCAGCTGGTTCCCCAGATAAACAGGAATCACCAGATCCCCCTGCTGTCCTTTCTGATCACCCAGCACATCCTTCAGCGCCGCCACAATACTGGCTGTCAGATCCGCACCGCCGGACGTTCCCGTACCGGTCATCACACTGCTGTCTGTCACAGCCATCTGCGGCGAAATCACCATATCCGCAGCCACACTGTTCACAGCCGCCTTTACCATGCCCCTGCTCTTCTCAATGCCCTCAGCCAGACCACTCATAAAGTCCGGCATCCAGCTCTCGAAATCCGTCAGAGGTCCTTCATCCGGCACAGAGAAATGCAGATGGGAACGGATCGTGTTTGCCACATCCGTCACCGCATTGGCAACCGCACCAATACAGCTCCGGATACCATTCACAATGCCATTAATGATATCCGCGCCCCACCGCCATCCGGCAGATGCAAGACCCGTAATGTAATTCACCGCATTTCCCAGACCGTCCCTGATCGTATTATAGATTCCGGAAATCGTACTCCGGATCCCAGACCACATGGCATTAAAAGCGCCGGAAACTGTATTCTTAATCCCGTTCGCCACAGAAGAAATCGTATTCCTGATTCCATTCCACACAGAATTGACAGTTCCCCTGATTCCATTCAGCACGGTGGAAATAATTGTCCGGATACCATTCCAGACCGTAGAGATCACCGTCCGGATTGCATTCATCACCGTAGTAATGACTGTCCGGATACCGTTCCATGCACTCTGCAAAAACGTCCGGATACCGTTCACCACATTCGTAATAACAGACCTGATCCCATTCCAGACAGAACCAAGAAATGCTGAAATCGCATTCCACACTGCCATGACCGTTGCCCGGATCCCATTCCACGCTCCCACAAGGAAAGTAGAAATCGCAGTGACAACCGTTATAAACAGTGTCTTAATCCCAGCCCACAGACCGGAAAAGAAATCCCTGATCCCATTCCATACAGCCACCGCCGTATTCCGGATCCCGTTCCATGCAGAAACCAGAAACTGCGAGACCGCCGTCCATACCTGGACAGCTACTTCCTTAATCTCATTCCACAGCCTGATCCAGAACTGCCGGAACTCCTCATTGGTATTCCAGAGATAAATAAAAGCCGCCACTAAAGCTGCAATGGCAGCGATCACAATGGCGATCGGATTTGCCATCATCGTGGCACTCAGCGCCGCAAAAGCACCCTTCACTGCGCTGATCGCACCGGCAAGCTTCGGTGCCCATGTCATAATCGTTCCAATGGCCGAAAGGGTCTTGCCTATGATGATCAGCACAGGTCCCAGCGCCGCAGCCAGAAGTGCAACGATCATGATCACACGTTTCACCCCGTCCGGCATGGCATTCAGCACATCCACCATCCCCTGCAGACCGGAAACAATACTCCGCACCGCAGGCATCAGCAGATCCCCGAAAGAGATCGCTAGCTCCTGAAGCTGTGACTTCAGAATAGTCAGCTGTCCTTCCAGATTATCCTGCATGGTATCCGCCATGTTCTTTGCCGCATCCTTACAGTTATTCACTGCCCCGGACACCTTTTCAATATCCTCCGGAGCCGCATTCATCAGTGCAAGGAACCCTGACATTGCATTCTTTCCAACCAGAGCCTCCGCATTATTTGCCTTCTCAGCTTCCGTCATTCCTGCAAAAGCTCCCCTGCAGTCAGCCAGGATCGCAGACAGGCTCCGCATGGAACCGTCCGCATTCGTGGTAGCAATGGTCACATCCCCGATCGCTGCACCCGACAGCTTCACATCCCCGGTCAGGTTGGTCATGATGGAACGCATGGAAGTACCGGCCTGGGAAGCCTTGATACCGGCATTTCCCATCAGACCGATGGCTTCCGCTGTATCCTCAACCGAGAATCCCAGCGCCCCGGCAACCGGCGCACAATACTTGAATGTCTCGCCCATCATGGACACATTAGTATTTGCATTACTGGAAGCAGCCGCCAGCACATCTGCAAAATGTCCTGAATCCGCTGCAGTAAGCCCAAAAGCTGTCAGCGCATCCGTCACAATATCAGAAGTCGTTGCAAGGTCTTCCCCGGATGCAGCAGCCAGGTACATAACACCCTCAATACCGGACAGCATATCCTCTGTCTTCCATCCGGCCATTGCCATATAGTTCATGGCATCCGCCGCCTCAGTCGCAGAGAACTTTGTCTTGGCACCCATCTCCCTGGCCTTATCCCGGAGACTGTCAAAATCCGATCCCGTTGCCCCGGACACAGCCGCCACCTTACTCATCGCAGAGTCAAAATCAGCGGCAGTTTTCACCGCCGCCGTTCCAAGCCCTGTCACCACTCCCGTCACAGGAAGCAGCTTCTGCCCAACAGAAGAAATCTTGTTTCCAACTGCCTGCAGCTTCTCACCGGTTGCCCCGATTTTCTGCAGGGCGGTTGCAGACTGGTTCGCCTGTTCTTCCAGACTCCTCAGTCTCTGTTCCGTCTCAACGATCTCCCTCTGCAGGGCATCATACTGATCCTGGGAAATCGTCCCGTTCCGCAGTGCCTCATCCGCCTGCTGCTGTGCAGTCTTCAAAGTTTCCAGCTTCTCCCTGGTCTCAGAAACCGCCTGTGCCAGCAGCCTGTGCTTCTGTGCGATCAGCTCCGTATTCCCCGGATCCAGCTTCAGAAGCTTCTCCACATCCTTCAGCTGGCTCTGCGTATTCCTGATCTCCGTATTAACCCCTTTCAGGGCAGTCTGCAATTTTGTGGTATCGCCGCCAATCTCGACAGTGATCCCCTTAATTCTGTTCCCTGCCATACGGCTCACCCCCTAAATCCCATAAAAAAGGCACAAAAATACCCGGATCACTCCGGGCATCAAGAAAGCACCTGCCATTCCTGACAAATGCTTTGCGTAATATCAACATAATTTACTTAAAAACTGCTTTTCCTACAAAAATGAAGTCTGTAATTTCTTTTTCATCTTTTTTCACACTCAAACATGATAATCTACATTTTGTTTCAAACCAATCTGGTACATCAAACGTAATATCTTTATACTCATTTCTGTACCATTCAATTTGTTTTCTTGCAAACTTAATAAAACCTGAATCCGAATGTAATCTGCGTAATTCTTTGCTTTTCAAATTGCCAACCGTTCTAACACGTTCATTCCCAGCCGGATATATTTCTCCTGTCCACGCATTCAGCCTTTCTCCTGTTTCTCTTGCATGAGCATGTGGTATTGATGGATGATCATCCGGATCTCCAAGCGTAAATTCCCATATTCGGTTTTGCAATTTTTCCCGCGGCGTATACATTGTGGGGCCAAACTGGCTCTGCTGTCTGCGTCTGGATTTTGTCGAAGAAGCTTTCCTATAAGATTTACCTTTTCTGCACATAATTTTTCCCCTCTGCTTAGTAAATCTATTATACACTTCTATACCCGAACTGTCACCGACCAACTAATAATCATTAGAACCTGTCGAAATCCTCCTGTGTGGCAACCTGTCTCCATCCTTTATACTCATCGTTCCTGCTCTCCACAAACATATCATTCACCATCCCGATAGTCAGCAGATCCAGATCCCGGATGGAAATCCCCAGCTGCACACACCGGAGAAGAAACAGGGGAGTTGTCATTTCACGGTCTGTTGCATGAAGTTTTTTTTAGCCTCCACATCCGTCCTGATGTTCATTCCCCACAGCTCGATCAGCTTCGGCAAAACCTGGTAAATACTGAATGTATTAAATTCATCCAGCCATTCCTCCGGATTATCCGGAATCGACGGATTCGCATGCTTCGCCATCACATACGCAATGTTCTCGAACATCTCAAGGGAAAACAGATCCAGGGAAGACTTTTCCGGATCCCCATCCCCGATACTCTTTTCCAGAACAGATAAATCCTTGTAGATATCCCTCTGAAATTTAATCCTGTAAATACGCGGAATGGCGGCAGATGCCTTAAAAGCAACCGCCTTCCCGTCAATCTCAATCTTCTTCATCATGCTCATATCTGAATCCTCCTCAGCTCAGTGCTTTTCCATTTCCAGCAGCATCCACAACAGACTTCCCACTATCAGATGCCTGCAAAGAAGCCGGATCTGCAGCCGGCAGATACACCGACTTGTACCAGTCTGCATAAACAGTTGCATCCGTAGTATTCCCAGTCTTCGCCTTCACCTTTCCATCCGACAATGGTGTAGCCTTGATAGTCAGTGTTTCTGTCTGCACTTCCTTTTTCTCCTCGTTGGTCTTGCCCTCGATCTTCGGACGGGAAGCTGAACAGTTATACATCACGTGGCGGATATGACGCACATCCCCGTCGAACTCAAAAAGCAGGGCAAACAGTGCCAGTTCTGCATCCGAGTTTTCAATCAGAACGCCCTTGGCATCC